CTACTGCTTAAAGCATTAACGTTCCACATAGAAGTGCTTGTAATTTGATTATACATAAAAAATAATTCATCATTATTTATTACATTTTCTATCAATGCTGTTTTCATTTATCTTTCTATTATACTAAGTCTTTCGCTTTTCCTATAATTGGTTTGTATTTAACTCTTTTATCTTCTCTATAAGCACGCATAAACTGTCTTCTTGGTTGATAAGGTATGTAACTTGCATGTATCCATCCGGAACTTGGTTCACCTGGTGTATAAAATTCTAAAATCAGCTGATCTGTTTCACAATTCATATGAACCCAATCAGCAACTTCAGCGTTGTCGACTCCTATACATTCAAAATCAACCGCCTCAGCTTTTGCATGCTGCGATTTTTCTGAACTACCAATGGCTTGGCAAAGCTCAATAGTACGAAACCCCGATGTAACTTTAACTCTACCGAAATGATCTCTGACCGGTTGCAATACATTTTCACATAATGCTTTTAGTTTTTCTATTTGATCACCATTAGGATTGTTATCAATACCCAAACGTATAGCGGTATCTGATTTGATTAACTCCTGAAGAGTGAAATTTTGTGAAAGGTTCATTCTATAATTTTTTTAATAGCTTTAGATCCGTCTATGTTTTCTTCGAGTTCAACTTTTACTTTTCCGCATTTATACTGAATGTTATCATTTGCTGTACGTTCTGCAACCCTCTTTCCTTTTAAACAATCTGACATAGCAGGCTGTATTCTATGTTCTGTAAGCTCACCTGCTATAAACATACAAAGAGCTACTACGCTACTGATGACCGTTTCCATTTGCTCTTACCTTATCTTTTAATTGTTCAATATCTTCTAATGCTTTGTCTAATTGTGTTTTTAAAAATTCTATATTAACTTTATTAGTCATATTCATTTCTTGAGTTTGTTCCATTTTCTCTACAGTTTTGTAAAGATCTTCGAGTAAAAATAGCTGCTCTTGATCGACGGGCACTTGTTCACTTTTTTTAAGTAAATCATTTGAAAATAATTCTCTTGATGTTTCCAACGATACCAACCTTGCCGTCAACTCGGTATAAGCGAAGACGCCGGCTGCGACGAGCAAAATTAGGCTAGCAACCGTCTTCATCGGCATCTGCACTCTTGCTTCTTCTCCGATATCTAATGGTTTATTGGACATTAGGTCCTCCAAATAATGCTAGCGCTACAAATAATATTATTAGTATAGCTGTAAATCTGTAATTCATCCTAGCGCACTCCATAATTATTTCCAAAATTGCCACCACTTTTTAGTTATTTGTTCTGTTAATACAATTGGCCCACAACCACATTCATTACAATCACACGTAGCGCACTGAGTACTAGATACAAAGTATCCTTGACCTACGCAGTGACATCTATGTCCACAATCATTACAAATTTTTTTAGCCATTATTTTTTTTCCTCAATATCATAAAACATTTTATCAGAATCTTCTGTTATCCAATCAGATCCTTCACAGTCCCAGTACGTAGTTTGTACGCTATAGTCGGGCCAATCATTATCTGTTGTATAACTGTTCACATGCCAAATGATTCTGTTGTTTGGCTGCGCTGCATAATTACCATTTTTCAATGCCATTATGTGTGCACACTTGTGCTCTTGCGGAATTTCAGAATGTTCCGTGTTTAGTATATTAGTCTCTGGATGCGCCCAGTCAACTGTAAAAAGATATTGGCCTGGATAAAATTTCTTATCTTTACCAATAAATTTACCGTCTATACCAGCCAACCAATCAAAACAATGGATACTAGGATAATAACTAAAGCAGTTCCACAGTTGGAGTTGATCCACTCGCATATCAGGCACGTCTTTTCTTTCAAATTCTTTTTGAAAGAATGCTGAGATAGGTAGTCTATAAAAGACAGCACCATTTGGTAGCATGCAATGAAATAAGATTGCGCGACCTGAAATAGAGCTAAGACCAAAGATAACACAGTCACTAGACTGTCCTGTATTTTTTTTAAGATCATAAAGATATTCCTTCCTTATTTTACAATAAATCGGCGGTATATTAGCATTTAAATAAGACATAGTACATTATTTTATTTCACCCCAATTGGGGCCAGATTCATAATCTACTTTATTAGGTACTTTCAAGTCAACTGCATTTTCCATAATATCTTTTATTTTTTTAGCTTGACTCTCTGATTCAATAGAAAAATCCAATTCATCATGAATTTGTATATGACCTATTAAACCTTCTTTATATAAATTAACCATAGCTCTTTTAGTCATATCAGCCGCACTACCTTGAATTAATTTATTTAATGCTTTGTATGTAAAAGCTCTACGTGTTGAATTATTATACCAATAGTTTCTTTTAGGATTACCTTTAGTATCTTTTAAAATGTTTCCATCTCTGTCTTTTAAATGTGGACCCATTTCTTTTAGTTCTAACATAGTGTCATGATCTTCTGCTGGAACAAATGTACCCCAATCTGAACCTCTAAGTATTGGTTCATACTTAGGAAATCTACAACGTCTACCTAGTAAAGTTTTTATTTGTCCTTTAGATTGTGCTGCAGACATAACTTGATTCATTAGTTGTTTAACAAATGGAACCTTACCATGATAAGTATTAAATAATTCATCTGCTTTATCTTTTGAAACATTTAATTCATTCTGAAGTTTTGCTTTACCCATGCCATAAAATAAACCTAAGTTAATAGTCTTAGCTTCTTTTCTATCTATCTCTGCCATGTCAGCTACGATTTGATGAAAGTCTGTTTTAGGATCTTCTTGATATGCTTCTGATATTGGAGTCGCTGAATCTAAACCAAATCTCAATGCATAATGTGCAACAAGTCTTGGCTCCTGTTGTGAGTAGTCAAATGTACCCCAGGTACAACCTTCTTCAGGTATAAATAAACTTCTTATTAATGGACCTGTATCTGGATCACGTGCTGGAATCTGTTGTAAATTAGGATTTGCATATGAGAATCTTCCTGTAACTGTTCCTCCATCATCAGATCTAATTTGATTAATATCTGCATGTATTCTACCTAAATGTGAATGATTTAAAATAGTATCTATAAAAGTTGTACTGACCTTGTTTATTTTTCTAGCTTCTGCTATCATACGAACTACAGGATGACTATGTGTAGAAATAAAATTTTTAGTAAATGAAGGAGAGTCAGTCTTTTCAGTTCGGCTATAAGGTAGCTTCAGTTTTTCAAAAACTTCTGCAATCGATCTGGCTGCCCATATCTGAGTGTCTATGCCTGTTTCTATTTTTATTTGTTGCAATAAGTTTTGTTCTTTTATTGCCATTACTTTTTTTAATTGATCAGCTTTCTCTATATCTACCCGAACACCTAGGTGGCGCATATCGACTAAACAAGGAAAGAGATCAGTCTCAAGATTAAATATATCTTGAAGATCATCTTCAATAATAATTCTTTTTAAGTGGTGCCATAACAATAAAGTTAGTTCAGCATCTTTTTCTGCATATCCACCTACTTCACTTGCAGGTAGTTTCCACATTTCTGCTTTAGGATCTAAACCTCTTTCTTTAGCTGCTTTAGTTAGTAAAGCTTCATTCTTACCTTGTTTTAAATAAACCCAAGACAAAGAGTTTAGTGAATATTGAAATCTATTTTCATCTATTATAGATGCTGCAATCATTGTATCTATAATTAAACCATTGATTTTAATACCTAAATTTTTAATCCAACAAACATCATACATTGCATTATGAAATATTTTTGTAGCAGGTGATTCGCATACATCTGTAAACCAATCTAAAACTTTCTTACGATCCATGTTTGGACCTTCACCATGTGCAATAGGAAAGTATGCTTTATAACCATCTACAGCTACAGCTATACCTACAACTTCACCACTACCTCTAATGGACCCTGAACCCAGTTTCTTTAATTCTGGATCTCTTGTCTCCAAGTCAATTGCAATTTCTTCCGCTTTTCTTAAATCAGGAAACTCTGTGGGTGTTACCCATTCTGTAGTTGGCATTAACATTATTTTTTACCTTTAATATCTTTCAACTTTTTAATTTCTAATTCACAATAATGAATTACTTTCTCTAAATCTTGTATGCCATTTTTATTCATGTAACGACATACATATTTTATAACGTTTCCTTGAAAAAAAGAAAGGTCATTCTTAGAAATAAATTCATAGGGTTGAATATGAAAGTCTTTATAGTGACTCCCGCCTATCTGCTTATCTTGTGGAAACGCTTTATCAAACATATCTTTATTACTCATATTTTCTCCTTTAAGTTATTTGTGGCAGTTGTTGGTTTAACGGATTAAAAAACAAAGGGAATCGCGATCCGAACCAACATCCCTCGTTAGAGGAAGATGCTGCCACCCACCCCATAGGAAATGTCGCTATCCCGTTCTTTTTACACAGTTGTGTAATTCTATAATTTGTATGCATTAACTTTCTTTTTAGCTTTTAGTTTATATAAATTATTTCTAGCACGTGTGATTCCTACATACCAAACTCTATGCTCTTCATCACTTTTATTTTTACTTTTACGAACTGCTTTCTTAATTTTATTTGGTTGGTCTAAACAAAGTATTACATTGTCTTGCTCACCACCTTTAAATGCATGTATAGTTGATATAAATATTCTAGCAGGTAAATCTAAGTCTTCTCCATTCTCCATCATTTTTCTAATGTATTCTTTGTCTTCATATTCAACTTCTTTAAATGCATCAAACCAATCTAAATCTGGTTCCCAATCTTCCATTTTTTTTCCAATGTATTCTTCAATATCTTTCCATTCTTTTTCATCTAATATCCTTCCTCTACACCAGGAGTTATAATTAACATGTGCATTGTACACCCTAACCTTAAAAGATTTTTCTTTCTTTGTTTGATAATATAAATTTCTTTCTCTTAGTTCTTTCTTCATACTAACCAATCTACTAATAGTTCTAGTTAATATAACCCATCTTGCTGTTGTTAAATCTATATGATCTAAATTATTTATATACTCACATTCTCCTTCGTAGTTTCTTGGGTAATAATCTTTTTGTTTTCTTAGTCCTTCTATTTTTTCAATAGGTATTTCTGATTGTTCTTGAACTGCTCTAGATATTCTTTTTGAATACTTTAAAACTTTTTCTTGATCAGCTTTTTGACTTATGAATCTATCTACATCTGC